GGTGACTGGTAGAAGTTCTGATAGCCGCGTTCTATAACAGTTTCGATTGTTGCCCAACCTATTGAGGCATTCTCTACCACCAATAAAGCATTATTGTATTCGGCTGCTAGTCCTACTAGAAAATGTCCGAATTCTTTTGGCGATAATTGCCCCTTGTATTCGGCAACTTGGGTGTTTGTTTCAATATCGAGTACGTGAGCGGCCGAAAAGTCTCTACCATCACCCCTAGCCACGTCGGCTACAACCATGTAATCTCGCGAATAATCAGCAGGTTGCCAAACCCATAGGTTCTTGTCTGCCCCGCGTCTTTCAACCGGTTCTTTAACGGTAGTTTGGGCTATAAATTCGATCCATTCGGGATAGAATACCGTTTCTCCCGAGGTGCTAAAATCACAGTCACATTCCTGTGCTGCCATTCTAGGGTCACCTAGAAGTTCATCTTGTCGTTTCCTCCAAGCCTCGTCCCTCTCCGGGTGTACGTACCAAGGTAACTTGATAGGTAAGAAGTCGTTCTCTGCTGATTCTGCTCTCACCCATGTCTGGTGAAACCAGTTTCCAGTTCCATAGGGGGTTGAGAGTACTATTGCTCCACCACCCGTTGCTAGTGTTTGTTGTGCTGATGCCCATATTTCTCCGATGTTTTCAATAAATGCGGCCTCATCCACTATAAGCAAAGATACTGCTTCTGATCGACCAGCATCACCTGCTGCCGATACTGCTTTAATTTGAGAACCGTTATTTAATCTTAATGTTAATTTGTTGTTTTCGTCTGTTGGAGTTTTAAGCCATGAAGGTAGGTTTTCATACATGAATTTTACCTTGGTTACCATGTTTTTAGCTGTTTCCTGTTTTGTAGCTAAACAAAGTATGTTTTTGTCTTTATGGAAAGTCATCATCCATAAGGAATATCCGGCCGCTAAAGTTGAAATACCTAACTGGCGAGATTTAAGTACAACCGAATATGGGTTATCCTTCCAAAGGTTAAGTACTTTACCCTGGAATGGGTATAGATTAAAGACAACACGACCACGTTGTGGATGTTGAATATAACAGTATTTGCGCATAAAATGAGCCGGATCTTGGGCACATTTTACGTATTCCTGTTGTATTATTTTTCTTAAATCCTGATCACTCATTTTCCTAGTTTCCAGTACATACGAGCAGAGACTACTGGAACTAGATTTTGATCAACACCAACTCCCAAGCCGTACGCCTGTCTTTTCTTATTTCTAAAAATCATTTCACCGCCTAAATATTGTAATTGGTCTTGGTTTCCAGTTGCTCCAATTCCAAAATATAATTCTCTTTTATTTAGAATAATAGTTTCTCTAATGGTAGTTTGAGGGTAAGTAAAAGTATAACTAATTTTTCTGCTTTTAATTTGGTTTTGAGATATAGTATCGATAATAGTTAAGTTTAAACTATCTAATACTTGTTTATCCTCGTATGTTTTGATAGCATAATAGTCCGATAAGATAGCTGAAGTATCAATTGGGGTACTAAATGTATCAATATCTACTTGGGTAATATACTTTACTTTAGGGGTATATACTGGGTATGTTTTTTCTATAATAAAAGATTCAACAATAGTATCTCTAATGATCTGTGGTTCAGTAGGTGTACCCTTACCCGAACAACTTCTCATTAAAAAAATCACAACTATCAACACTACTATAAGTAGTGATTGAATATTTTTAAAATATTTCATTATTTAAGCTTAGATACCTTATCTTCGATTTCGATTTTGGCTTTTGACCACTCTGTAGCGTACTTGTCTTTATCTAAAACACGGTTAGCGTTATCTACTACACCAGCATCTCTCATATCCTTTAGGAATGCTTTAACTAATTTAGTTTTTTCTTGAGCGCGGAGTTGAGCTGCTTTACCTTTTTCAAGTTTACCACCTGAACCAGCTAATTTACGTAGTTCCAAATCGGATGGTCCGTCTTGGTCTTCGCTATCAGAGTAATATTTTTTAGTCATTGAGAATGTTTTTACCTTCTCGTCTTTTTTCTTAGCAGCAGGATTTGCTGATTTGGGGCGACCACGCATTCCTGGCTCTTTGGGCTCTTTAGCTGGTTTAGTTGGGTCTGCTTTACGTCCGCGTTGTCCAACTTCTCTTTCGCCTTTTACTAAATCGATAAATTTATTAAGTTGGTTATCGAATAAATCGTCATCGGGTCCTAGTGCGGCTTGAACTTCGTCATCTGTTTTAATAGCCTTACGGATGTCTTTCTTTTCTCCGTCTTTATTTTTTTCGATTACTTTTTCGATAGCTACTTTTAGATCACCTGCAATTTTAGCCATTTCGTTAAGCGCCTCGTCTTCGGCTACTACTGCTAATGTGTCACCTGGTTTTGCGGTTGAAGGAATTGATTCTCCTTTTTTAATGATCATTTCAGCTTCGTTTAACTCGCCTACGATCATTTCGCGGATAGCTGATTTTAGTTCAGATATTTTCATCTTCAGATATATTATAGTTTTCTTATAAATATTATAAACCTAATTGAAATTTAAGCTGTTTGATACGCTCTTCAGTAGGACCTTCCAATATACCATAGTTTTTAATAAGAGAACGTCTTGATTTAAGATAATTAACAATTATAAAATCAATTAGCTTACGATATTCAGTATCTGTTTCACGTATTCCATTATCCTCTATATCTACTCCTTCAGGATTTATATAAAAAATATAATCATAGTCTTTAATTAACAACATAGCTAGTTGCTCAAAATCATATTTTTCAACGGGATCCATTGACTTTGATGCACGAGCAAAAGCCATTACATCAATTATGGTACGGTCTGTAATGATATTTTCTTGCATAAGCTCCATAGCTCGTTCAGCTAAAAATACTGTTTGACCCTTAAGTGTAGAATCCGTGTTTAAGGGAATACCTTGCTCCATTAAATATTTTGAACGTTCAGTTCTAAACATATAGTCTTTGAACTCTGGTAATTCCTTAAGCGCGTTTACAAGTGTGGTTTTACCTACACTCATTGTTCCACATAATCCTATTCTCATAATTGTGATGATCCTGGTAGTACTCTGTAACTATCTTCCTCGTAGTGTTTAGTGGATACCTCAAAAATTGTAGCACCTTCAGTAAGTGCCTTTAGTTGATGGGGTTGTCCGATCTCTAAATCTACGACGTCTCCCTTACGAATCAAAGTTGAGTGAATAGAGGCTTTTTCAGTATCAATCCAACTATACTCAAATTCGCCCTCAGAAACATACCACGATTCTTCTTTAATCAAGTGGTAGTGCATTGAGAATTTTTTATCTTTTTCAAATACAAGGAGTTTACCACAATATGCTTCGTGGTTTACGATCCAAAGTTCGTGTCCCCAAGCTTTTTTGTAGATATCCCCTTTACGAGGTACAGGTTGATACTTATGTCCCATTAGAACCGAGTTGTTCCTTTCATTGAAGCGTTCTTATACCAAGGTAAACCTTCTCTGTTTTTACGAGCTTCTTCCCATTGTTCCAAAATCATATGTTTACCATATAGATAGTATTCTTTCTTATGTTCGGTTTGCTCGCCTTCAATTGGTTGGATTGCTGGACCTTCCCAGTTGTGGTATTTCCAAGAAGTGCTGCCGCTTTCTTTAAAGAAGTGATGGTATGCTCCCTTAGATCTCATTCGACGTTCTTCGTAAATTGTTTGTTTTTTCATGCTACGTAATGGCTAATAAATTCCGGATATTCGGTATCGCGAAGGTAATAAGAAAGAACGTCCTCGGCAACATATATTGCCTGAGCTCCTGAAACTGTTATACCTCGAGCGGATAATGCGTCTCCCACAAAGTGTACATTAGGAAATTTCGTAAGAGATAAATTACGATAGTTTACAAGTGGTTCGGGTGAAAGATATTTTACCTCGGGAACGTAAATGCCCCAATCATCTTTTAATGTAGGGAATACTTTTTTCATGTCCTCGATAAAGTCCATAATATAGCTCCAATATTCACCCATTACATTTTCTACTCCACTTAAATTATCGATTTGGAAAGCTGTAACATTGTTTCCTTCTGCTGTAGTAGATGGAACTCGAGTTGGTGAATAATATAAACCAGTACCATTGAATTGAAGCTTATTTACTACATCACGTGACCAAGTAAATGGATCTTCAATACCATTGATTTCCATCAAAATACCAAAATTGGTCATTCCGTTTAGGTATTTTGGATCTTTTTTAGCGTGGCCATTATAGCTATGATCACCATAGGTTTCCTCTACAGCAACATAAGCGGCATTATTGTTTGTACAAAACGAACGTAGTGAAACACCTTTATCGTCAAATTTTCTATATAACTTAAAGTCATATGAAATATCGATTAGTTTCTGGAAATGTTCTTGTGGTGCTTCAAAACGTACGCCAATTTGAACTGATTTAGGTTCATCTGGTAGTTCGTATTCGTTTGCTAATTGTTGAGCAAAATCAATACCTGATTTGCCTACACCAAAGATAAGCTCATCATAAAATATCCCATCACTATCCATATTTGCAAATTCGGGTTTAACCGAATGCATTACAACCTCGTTGTGTCTGAAATTAATACTGGTTACCTTGGTTTCCCATTTAAACTCTACACCTTTAGATACTAAATAATCATACCAGTTTTTAGCAATTTCAGATAGATAATCTGTACCTACGTGCCAAACTGGGAACAATCGTAAACCAAAATATGGTTTAATAAAATCGGGTTCTGTATCTGGATTTGAACATTGTACCTCTTCTGGTTTAGGGTGGAAACGTTTGAAATTAGTGATGACTTGATCCATCAATTCCATTGCTTTTTCCTCACCACAATACTTGGATAACTGACCACCAATAGCTGTGTGGTAGGTTAATTTACCATCTGACCATCCTCCAGCACCTAAAAATCCAGTCATTACCTCTTCAGGTAAGCGGTTATATGGGTCTTTACCCATATCAATGATTGTGATTAGTTCACCAGGA